TGCTCATTGAGCTTTAGAATTTCATCAATGGTCATATCGAGGTCTGCTGCGATTCCAGCAGGTGTCTCTGTCGATGTTGTATTTTCATCAACAGAGGTAGCGTCTGTGACGGTCTCTGTGTTTTCTGACATATTTTCCTCTTGGTTATTACATTCTGTTCATGAACATATTATCAATGGCCTCATTGCCACCCTGAGGCATGTTCTCTTCCTCAGGCATACCTGCCTCTTCTCCAGACTCTGAGGCCTTAGTCTCATTTGATGGAGGAGATGCAAGCCATTTCTTAAAAGCCTTATCAAGTGCAAGCTTCGAAAGCTTACCAGCAAGAAGCTGAAGAGCATTGTCATCTGTCAAGCCTTCAAACTCAAATGCCATTTCAGCGGCGAGCTCGTCTTCAGAAATTGCATCATCAATGGCGCTCTTGAACATGCTAAGAACACGAACAAAGTCGGTTGGAAGCTGCTTTAAGGGTCCATTAAACATTGGATAGTTTGGATTCTGACCAAACAGGGGAAGTAGAGAATTGCTTGCTTTCACAAGGGCATTTAGTCCTTTTGGACTGTAATTGCCTGTTGGAGCAGCAGTCTGCATCACACTCTCATCAGCCTCAGCTGCAGGTGCGGCCATACCTTTCACAGGGCTGCCCTCAGGAGCTCCGACTGGTTCAACTGTGATAGAAATTTTCTTCATGTGTTATCCTCACTTTAAGTAATTATCTCAAACATTAAACGGTGACAATGTCGTCTTGTTTATAAATTTTTTCCAATTCTCCACTGAGGCATTTTTCGGCAGTGAATGTTTTTGTGACTGCATCTTCAGGTGTCATTGTTTTCATGTTATCAATGAACTGCTTATTAAGAACGTCCTGAGCATTCCAATGAGCAGAAATCTTTTCCTGAGTATCAGCAACAAAGTTCTTGCCAAGGTCAGTCTCATTTACGAAACCACGCTTGTTCATCTCTTTTGCCTCTTCATAAACATTGGCAACCTGACGACCAAGAGCCTTTGAATACATTGTGTGTGACATTCCCTCACTCCAGTTACCATGCCAAGCTCCTGGTGTCTTAGCAATAACTGAAACGATAGGAAGCGCATAAGAGCCATCAGGTGATACAAGGCGTGCTGGCTTCTCACTTATCTTGCAAATGTGCTCGATAATGGTGTTTGTTGGTGTTCCATCTGCCTGATGGATTCTAAATTCATAGATAGGAATAATACACCTCCTTAAATATAACCGTTCATTCTATGTTCATCCCAATGACAAGTATGACAAAGGGTGATTCCGTTATTGATAAATAACGCAAACTCTGGATGTTTATGTTTTGTTAAAATGTGATGTGAATGTAAATTCTCAGTCGCACCGCAATACACACAACAATAATTATCTCTCACTTTCACGTTTTTCGACCAAATTTGTCCATCTCTTCTTTTTTCATCCCAAGCTGGATGTTTAGGCTCATTATAATTCATACCTCGAGATTCCATTCTTTTAGCAATATGCTCTTCAGATTGCTTACGACCTGTCCAATTCGTTGGCTCATTTGGGTCACGATTCTCCCAGTATTTTTTAATTCCATCTCTTATTTTTTGTTTATGTTCATCAGTCATTTAGAGTTTCTCCGCGATTTGCTCTGCTGCCGTTTTCTGTTCAGTAGGACCGCCTTCAAGCTGATTAGCAGCCGCAGTTGTAGGAGCCTTGATAGGACCTTGTGGAGCAACAGCAGCCAACTGAGCTTGAGCAGCCTCGAGGAAGTTCTTTGGAAGTTCGTAAGAGCGAACAATTTCTTCAAGTAGCACATATCCAGGAACACCAAATGATTGAAGTGTTGGAAGGAGGGCAACAAGGTTTTGTTTCTTGATGGCATCGGCAAGAGGCTGGCTTCCCTGGTCGAGAGCCACAATCTTGAACTTGGCATTGAGACTTGAAGAGTCAACTACCATGCCTTTAGCACCAACTTCAACAATTGCCTTTTCACCTTCATCAGCAAGTAGGCTGAGTGTTCTGAGATAGACATTAACAACACCTTCAATAAGTGAATCACGCTCACGAGCCATTTTGCCCATTTCAGAAGCAGCATAACTTGCAATGGCTGTAATCTCAGTAGCAGTTGCTTTTGTAGGTTCGCCTTGGAAGTTGCTGAGGACTGCTCCCTTATTAAGGTCAGCTTCAATGGTTGCTGCATAACGGTCAAAGTTGCTGGAAATAGGTGTGATAGGAACTTCACGAATGATGCCGTCAAGGCTTTCATTGTCAACAGCAATCATTGCACCATCAACACCAGCAGTTACTTTAGCAAGTGCCTCTTCATCAAGAGTACCTTCACGATAGAGATACTGGCGGCTATCACGACGAACAGAGTTTGCCCAATAAGTTCTGAGGATGTTCTTCTCATAGAGCATGTCATAAACACGTGACATTGCTGAGATGCCTTCCATTGGACAATCTGGAATGCGGCTGTAATAGAGTGTGCGAATTGGACTGATTGGCTTGTCATCATAGGTGCGCAGAGGAATCTGAGCCTGCTCTAGGAGTTCATCACCCAGCTTCCAGTTTGGAGACCAGAAATAGACTGCATCATTGACGAAGTCATATAGTTCAACAACTTTGATAAAGAGGTAAGTATCTGGAAGGTCATCAATGCTCTTACGAGCCTGTCCACGATAGTCAGGTGCTCCACCACCGTTTGTATCAAAATAATCTTGCTTTGGTTCAGCAACAAACTTCTTGGAACCCCAGCGCTTCTTGGCTTCCTGTAGGTTCATCCAGTAAGTATGTCCAATATATCTTGCTGACTGTGGGTTGCTTGCTTCACGGTCGACAATTACTTCCCAAGGTGGGATAGCAATAATATCAGCACGTTCAAGAACGTCATCTGACTCCTGAGGAACAACCTTTAGAGCTGAATAATCATAGATGAGGGCAAGACGACTTGCATTCTCAATGCTTTCACGCTTTTCAAAAAGCCAGCGGTTGGCAACAGCCTGTGCAGCTTCTGGGTCACCAGTATTTGCAGCAACATCACGACCAACAACGACTGCTGGTGCTCTGCTGAAGAGGCTGGCGATATATGACTCAATATAAACGTGACCATCAGGTGTTTCAACACGAATCATCTGTGGGTCATAACTTGTTGCCCTCCAGAAGCGTGTCTGATAGGCCTCACGATACTTTCGCATCTCAGCAGACTTTCCCTGCCAATAGTTTTTGTGTTCACTATTGAGAATACGAATTGTCTTGACAATTTCAGTAGAATTCATTTAATGACTCCTCTCTTATTTATGTGTATCTGCGAGCTTCGGCAATTCTCGCACCATAACGGTCGACAATGCGTTGAACTCGATTCTTTCTAATCCAATCTGGGAGATGATGACGCTGACTGAGGCGAACACCATCGAGACAAACATTGGCAAGTGCAAGTGCAACAGCAGAGTCGCAGTGACCATCGGCTTCACGACCAAGTTCAATGTTTCCACGTTCGCTAACTGCAATTGTACGAAGCTCATCATAGGTGAGCTTGTCAAGATGACGAACCCTTCCAGCTTGGATGTCTGCTTTCAATTTTTCAAACATCATTGTTTTTGACTTGAGGGTTGTTTGCCAGTCACGACCTTCAGGACTTTTCCAAATATTGTCCCAACCAAGATGTCTCATTTGGTTTAGAACAACACCTCCATAGTTGTTGCCTTCAACAAGGACGCGTGCGCGTCCCCATTCAGTTGCAATGTCAATTATATGGTCAGCCAATTTGACTGGTTCAACAGTGTTTGAACGCCAGACAGCAACTGGGCTGCCTGTTAATTTACTGAGGACATAGATGACGCTCCAGTCCTTTCCAACACCAGCTGCAACGTCAACGCCAATGGCATAGGCATCAGCTTCATCACGTTCGTCATAAACAGTCCAGTGTGCATCATCAACATTGAGTATTTCAACCTCAGCAAAGTCTTCTTCCCTGAAATACATTGTGCCTGCAGCAGAATAGGCTTCTTCAGTGCTGGCTGGATATTCACGGCGGAATTTTTGTGGTCCCAACTTCCCAATTGTTTGACGGCGCCAATTCAACTGTTCATCTGTAAGGTCCCAGCGCTCTTGTTGAAGCAATTCATCTGCACGCCAAGCTGGCCGTGTTTCATCTGGGAATGGGATTGCATAAGCAGCATGTTTCCACCATGGGAAGAACAAGCGTTCCCAGTCTGATTCGCCACGTTCACAACGACTCCACTCCTTATGAAGACCATCTCCCCAACGATTGGCTGTTGTCTCAATGACCATCTTTCCACCGTTGAGGGCTGCAATTGCTGTTGCCTTCAACTCGTCAGGGTTGTCTGCAAATGCAAACTCGCTGATGTGACAAAAGTTGCAACTGAATGAGCGAAGTCCACCTTTTCCTTCAGTGGAGACAGCAATGAAACCTGCACCTGTATCAGCAAAGCGAAGCTCTCCGCCGTTGTCAACTGACCATTCACGACGCATTGAAATGGGGAGTGCATCATGAAAACGTTTGATGATACTGAGGAGATGTCGGGCAGATGATGCCTTGTGGCTCATTGTCGCAAGGGTGACAGGCTCACGTGATGTATATGCCTTCCAAAACATATAGGAACAGCAAACTGTGGTTGAACCAATTTGACGACCTTTGAAAATGAGGACATCCCGACTTCCGCCCAGGACCTCAATTATCTTCAGCTGCTCGCCATTTGGACGAAGCTCAACCCTCTTGCCAGCCTTGTCAATTATTTGCAACCTGCTGATGAATTCGACTGGGTCTTCGATAACCTTTCTGAGTGAAGGTTTTTTCAGCAGTGCTTCGAGTGTTGTCACTCTTCACCCTCTCCCCGGTCGGCGAGCACTTCTTCTGCTTCCTCAACAGTCAGTTCTCTGGGTGATGCAAATGCTTCAAGTTCAGCATCAAGCTCTTCAGCAGGGTCAGACCTGCCACCATCACCAATGCGCTTTACTGCAATTAAGCTTTGGACGAAACCGTTGATGTCACGTCCACTGAATGTGCGACTTCTGGGAGCGATACCTTGCTTTATCTCTTCCTCAGTCAGTTTAAGAAAACTCCAGAGGAGTGTCTCAACATCGCGATTGCGATATGCTCGCCTCATGACGAGGTCAACTGATTCTTTTCTGGGCACATTGTCTCCTGTTCTTATTCTACTTATTTTGTACCCTATGTTTCCTCATTTGTCAAAATTCTTGCCAGAAATTTTTGGGCTGGGTGTTTTCTCGGCCGTCTGGGGGCCAGGCTGAGGGATAGTGCTGGCGTTGCCTGGACGCAAAAGGGGGTATTATCTCATAGTCTCGGTTGGGAGTTTGGCCCCCCATCAACATCTGGAACGCATGCAAACCTGGCAAAACATGTTGTATAATGAAAATGTGGTGCCAGACCACAAAGGAGCATCAATGACTGAGTGTGTACCCGCGCGTCTGAGGAATGGTGAGATTGCGAGAAATGATTATGCTATGCGTATTGCGAGGCAGGCGTTAACTGAGAGGGAAGGACCACCGCCAACTACAGGTCGTTATGTGTGTCGACATCTCTGTCAAAATGATTCAATGATGAGAAACGGATTTCTCTGCGTCATTCATACTACTTGGGGCTCATATTATGAGAATTACATGGACATACCTGTTGAGAAACGTGGCACAGGTAGGAAGATTGTTGGAAATCGTGAACACACTTGCCCTCATTGTAAAAAAGAAGGTGTTGGACCAGTAATGTTCAAGCATCACTTCAACAGGTGCAAACTGCGCCCTCAGTAACACGCCATGGAATGCAACAACGGTTGCCATTGTGTAACTTGCACCAGCAATAAAAACAAATGGACCGGGCTTGCAATAAACGGTTGTGCAGTCTATACAAGATGAAACAGATAACCGCGTGATTGTGTATACCTATATTGCTCACTCCGAATGCAGTTGTGAGGGGCCCCCCTACTCCGCGTATGCCCCAGTGAAAAATAATATTATGTGAGACCCCGTGTGTATGCGATGACACCTTTCATATGCGAACACTGCAATGAGGAGTATCTCATTTGCTGGAGGACTGCAGCCGTCATGCGGTGAATGCGTGTCTCGGCGTCGGATGCTGTGATGGCGGAGACTGCAACTAATGTGTTTCTCAGTTTCTCTGTGTCTCACGTACGCGGTAGGAGTGAGCTGAGCAGAGTTGAGCAGAATTACGCAGAGCTGAGCATAGCTGAGCAGAGTTACATAGAGTTGTGCAGTATGATGCATGTTGATAAATGTGCAGTGAAGGTGGTTGCGGGCTCCTGCCCGCTCGTGTTGTTTGTTGCCCTCAGTGTGCGCCAGCATGGATATTGTTCATCTGTATGACTGAAGAGTTGGAGTCCCATGCTGTTCTAGCGGGTGTCTTATTGGAACACTGGGTGTGGGAACAAGAGTGCTCATCAATCGTCGTGTGTTATGCGCTCTCTACATGCTTCCTTATTGGCTTGCTTCTTCTTGTCTTCCTCTACAATGTGTAAGCCTCTCCAGTCTGCTAATGTTCCACCATTGTGAAAATGCTCTTCACGTTGTAGTGCTCTTAGGCGTTTGTTAGCTTCTATCTTGTCGTCGTCTTCCATTGTCCCTCTTCTCTGCGTTTTTTAGTTCTTCCCGTCCGCGGGAGAGTGTTAGTTCTCTTCTTCTACCAGCGAGCTTAGTAACATCTTCATTTGGATAAGTTGCTGACAGCGGGCAACCAGGTCTTCC